TAAGGAGGGAAACAACAATGGAAACAGTTAAAATCAAAGATAAAAAGACAGGTGCAATTAAAGAGGTTAAAAAATCTCTAGCAGGTGACTTTATAGGAACAGGCAAATTTGTACTTGTTGAAGATAAAAAGGTAGAAGTACCTACATCATTCACATCTAAGAAAAATAAATAAGTTGGTGATTACCAATGGGATTATATTTTAAAACAAAAGTTGATGGTTTAGAAAAATTACAAAAACACATTGAATTTGTTAAAAAAATGGCATTGTTAAAAACAAATAGAGATTTCCAAGAATATATACAAAACAAATTTTTGGAAACAGTAAATCAAATATCTATGGAACGATTACCAATGGGTGATTTAAGTTCACAATATATTGCACATAATCAAATAAAACAATTAGATGATGGATTTATTCTATATAATGATACAACTATAGAAACTGACACTGAAGGATATGGTGGACAATTTAGTATAGCATTAGCCTTTGAATATGGTACAGGTATAGTAGGACAAGAACATCCTAAGAAAAATGCTTGGGAATATAATGTTAAACAACATACAGGGGCTTGGCTATATTATGCTAATGGTTCGTTTCATATAACAAAAGGTTTTGAAGGCTATGAAATATATAGGTTTACATTAGAAAAGATAAAAGAGAGTTTAAAAGATTGGGTTAGAGAATACCAAGTTGGAGGTGTTAAAAAATGATAGATAGATATAACGAAATATTTAAAGAATATCAAAAGTATATAGAAAACAATAATAGTTATGATACTAGAGTTGTAAAAGAATATACAAGCACTTCTACAAAATTCCCTATTATATCTTGTCAATTAAGCAATTTTATAGATACTGATTATTGCACTATAGATATGATTGAAAAATATGATGAAATGTATTTAACAATAGACATATATACACAAAATAAAAACATTGATAATACAACTATTGCATCTCAACAAATTAATGATGAATTAACTAATTTAACAATTAAGTTCTTTGAAAGTATTAAAATGAGAAGAACTTTATGTAGATTAACACCAAATGCTGATAAAAGTATAACAAGAAGAACAATACAATATCAAGGTTTGGTTAGCCAATATAGAAAAAACATAATAAGGAGGTAAAAATATGTTTAATAGTATTGAAGATAGAGCATTAAGTGAACATCAAGGTTCAGGTATTTACTCTAAAAAAGCAAATGGTAAATACTCATTATTCTTACCTGTTACAGGAACAGGTGAAAACGGTGCTACACCAGCACAATTAGATAAAACTGCTATCGGTAATAAACAAGCAACTTCAGTTGAAGGCCGTCAAGAAAATCCACAAAAGACATTACCTTTCTTCACACATAGAGATAATATCAATGTATTAGAAAGTGTTAAAGGTCAAGTTATTGATTTCTTAAGAGTATTACCTGATATGACAGCATTCAAATATTCAGGAAAAGTAAGTTATAAATTAAATAACACTGATGTAGGTTCATTAGAACAAGGTGAAATGACTATTACACCTGAAACTAGTGATGAATATGTAGAAAATTGCTATGATTTAATCGAAGATACAGTAGTATTTACTTCAGCAATCAATGACACTGAAAGACTTACTGCTACAGGTGATGGTTCAACTAAAACTATCGCATTAACAACTAATCCTAGTGATGCTACAATCACTGCTACAAGTGATACAACAGGAGTTGCAACAGTTGCTTATACTGCATCTACTAACTCAATCACAATCACAGCAGTTGCATCAGGAAGCGCTATTATTAAATTAGTTGCTAGTAAAAATGGATATGCTTCATTCACTAGAACTATATTAGTAGTAGTTGAATAATTAGCAAATAAACAGCATTTTAAGACACATTTAGTTAAGATAGTATGAATTATCAACTTTCTTGCTAAAGTGTCTTATAGGTGCTTTAAATAAAGAAATATAATATGAATAGGAGATAATTATGAAAAAGAATGAAATAATAGAATTAAATGGTGTTGAATACACACTAGAATTAAATAGAGATAGTTTTTTACAAATAGACCAATTATGTAATATTCAAAAATCAATGGATATTATTCAAAGAGGTTTATATAAATATATTGATGATGAAGAATTAAGTGATGACTTTGATATTAATTCTTTATCAGTAAATGATGAAGCGTTAAAAGAAGAAGTCGAACTTAAGGAAAAAACATTATATAAAATCGTTGAAAGAGCATTTTTAGTTTGGTTAGCACCAAATCACCATTTGAAACCGAGCGAAGTTAAGGAACTATTAAAACCTTACTTTGAAGATAGTGAAAAAGCACAATGGTTAATTGAAAAATATGGTGAATATCTACAAAAATGTGTAGAAATTAGGGAAAGTTACAACGAAGAACAAAAAAACTTGAAAGCCCTAGCCAACAAATAGTAGAAAACGAAGAAGATATATTAAAAAAATATAATAATTCTTATTATGAATACTTTTGTAATTATCTTTTTCCACAAGCAATAGAGTACGGAATGACAAGTGAAGAATTTTGGAAGGATGACCCCCAATTATTCGTGTCTTACCGTACTTCTTTTATTAATAAAGAAAAAAGAGAAATGAAAAAAGCCGATTATATATGTTGGCTACAGGGCTTATATATACACGATGGAAATGGAAAACTATTTACTTCTTTAAAACAATTTATAGGCAACTTAGTTGCAGGTATGTTTAAAGGCAATAAAGATAACACGAAAATAGACACATATCCTGAAAAACCTTATAACGAATTGTATGAGGAAGAAAAGAAAAATAGTGAAATAGAAAAGAAAAAACAAAATTATAAAGAATTTGAAAACTCTCTTATATATTTTGGAACATTAAAACAACAATATCTAAATAAAATTAAAAAGAAAGGAGAGTAATTTATGAACGAAAGTCAAGAAGTCAGTATAAAGTTTATAAACACCATTACAGGTGATAAAAAACTACAAGAATACGAACAAAGACTTGAAAACATCTATGGTTATATATCTAGTATTAAATCAGGACAAAATAAAGCAACAAAAGAAGTTAAGAATACAGTACAAAGTCTAGGTAAAGAAATTGATAATACTAAAAATAAAACTAAAGATATGGGTAATGTTATGAGAACTGCATTTAGTACAGTTGGAATAATTGCTACAATCAAAGCATCAACTAAATTATTTAAAAGTTTAAGTAATTTAATAGATAAAAGTTCCGATTATGTAGAAAACTTGAACCTATTAGAAGTTGCATATGCTGATATAGATAAATCAACAAATAAATTTAATCGAGATATAGAAGAAACTTCCGAAGAAATTGAAAAATTCATTGATAAGATGGCAACTGTTTATGGACTTGATGAAAGCAAGTTAACTAGACAATTTGGTATATTTAAACAATTAGCAAATGCGATGAAATTACCTTATGAAACAGGTAGCAAATTATCCGAATTAATGGTTAAAATGACAAATGATATTGCATCATTATATAACTTAGACATAGATAGAGCAAGTAACGCTTTACAATCAGCCTTAGCAGGACAAGTTAGACCAATTCGTACAGCAACAGGTGCTGATATTACTGAAAAAACATTACAACAAACTGTAGATGCTTTAGGACTAGATAGGTCAATTAAGCAATTATCTTATGTAGAAAAAAGATTAATAATGGTTATTTCATTAACCGAACAGTTGAAAGCGTCACAAGGCGATTGGGGAAGAACATTAAACGAAAGTGTTGCTAACCAATTAAGAATGCTAACTGAACAATGGAATAGATTATCAAGAGCGGTAGGTAATGTCTTTATGCCAATAATTGCAAAAGTTTTACCATATCTAAATGCCGTATTAATGGTATTAACTGAAATATTTAATTTAATAGCAAGTTTACTTGGGTTTAAATTACCTAAATTTGATTATACAGGATTAGTAGGTGCTAGTGATGCTGTTTTAGATTTAGAGGATGGTATGGAAGGTGCAGGTGCTAGTGCTGATAAACTAAAAAGCAAACTCAATGGTTTAAGAGGATTTGATAAACTTAATGTTATAAATACACCTAAAAATAGTTCCTCAAGTGCAGGTGCAGGTGGAATAGACCCTGCTATAATGGATGCTTTTAACGCTAAATTTGCTGATTATAATGATATGATGGACCAAGTTAATAATAAAGCAAGAGAAATTGCTGATAAAATCCTTGAATGGTTAGGATTTACTGATGGAACATACAAAAATCTTAAAAAAATAGCAGTAGTTTTAGGCGTTCTTGGTGGATTAAAGATATTTAATTTAATTACTAAAATATTAAAAAGTGGTCTTATTGCTAAATTAATAGGAAGTAATGGACTAGTAAAAGCCTTAAATGCCGTAATAAAACCAATTAAAGTTTTAGGCGGGAAAGACGGCATTCATTACATATTCCTTAAAGCAATAGAACCTGTAGAAAAACTAGCAAGTGCTTTAGGTATGAGTTTAGGAACATTTGGATTAGTAGTAGGTGCTATTGGTGCAGTAGCAGGTGCTGTAATTTATTTATATAACACTAATGAAGAATTTAGAAAAAAAGTCGATGAGTTAATAAACACTGTTAAAAAAACTTTATTACCTTTGATAGAAAGAGTATGGGAAATATTAAAGAAAGTAACTGCTTTCATAATAGAACAAGGTCAAAAAATATGGAACGATGTATTACAACCATTAATAAGTATATTAATTGATGTATTAGAACCTATATTTGAAGTAATAATTGATGTATTATCGTTATTATGGAAAAATGTTTTAGACCCAATATTAAATATAGTTATTAATATAGGTGAAACCATATTATCAATAATTGCACCTGTAATTAAGTTAGTTATTGATTTGTTAGCAAAAGTTATGGAAAACATTAAAAAAACTTGGGATACAGTAAAACCATTCTTTGATTTCTTAGTTGGTAAAATAACAAATGTTATAAAACCTGTAATTGAGGGACTTGGTGGTATTCTTGATTGGATATTAAGTCTTGTTCGAATAACAAAAGATGCAATACAAGAAGTTGTTAATTGGTGGAATAATTTAAAATTCAATAAGAAAACAGTTAATGTTGAGTGGAGTGCTGTAGAAAATCCTAGAGGTGATGGTAGTTCTATACATAATGCTCAATTAAGGAAAGCCGATGGTGGTATCTTCGCTAATGGAAAATGGCACGATATAACTACTTATGCAGGTGGTGGACTTCCTCCTGTAGGACAAATGTTTGTTGCAAGGGAAAATGGTCCTGAATTAGTAGGTAAGATTGGTTCTCACACTGCTGTAATGAATAATGACCAAATTGTAGGTAGTGTTGCTAATGGCGTATATAATGCTGTTAGAAGTGCTATGGGTAGCCAAAATCAAGGAACTCAGGTTTATAATATCTACTTAGATGAAAACCATAAGATTGGTACATATACATTAGAACAATTACAAGATATGGCAAAGACAAATGGTCGTCCAATAACAATAACAGGATAAGGAGATGATTGATAGATGAATTACGAATATGACAAATTATATATAAGACCGTGGGGTAGTAGTGAACCATATCAAGAATTTCCTTATGAAATTGGCGGTGTAAACACTTTACCTGAACACGATGCTAGTGCAAATGATGTTGATTTAGATGCTTATACAAATACAGCAGGTTATACAATAAGAAATAGAGTAAGACACGATGTTGCAACTTTAGAGTTTGATGTGCCTACAATGATGGGCGATGAATTACATAGTTTGTTTGATATGACTACTGATGTATGGCTAGATTGTTACTTTTTCTATGAACCTGAATGGAGATTTGTAAGTAAAAAAATGTATAGAAATGCAACAGTTAAATATCATAAATATTATATAGACAAAGGAAATCCTGATAACAATATATATCAAAATGTTAATTTCGGATTTGTAGAGGAGTAGTGATAAAATGGCATATATTACTTCAAATGATTATAAAAATGTAATTTATAGTGGCGATGCAAGACATAAAGTAAAAATATGGTTTAACAATGTAGAATTACAAGATGCTGATAGATATTGTGAAAAAATAACTAGACAAGCAAGAATTTTACCAAATGATGGTACTAAAAGATTTACAATCGATAATTTTATGTCACAAGAAATAGAACTAATCTTACACAAAATTGATACATCAATAATACAGGGCCAAGTAGAAATTTCAATAGGAACATTAGTAGATAGTGAAAATGACACTTACGAATATGTTCCTCTTGGAATATTCAATATACAAGATACTCCAAAAACTGATAAAGATAAAGTAACAATTAAACTAATGGATAATCGTGTTAAATTTGACTTTGGATATAATGCTGAGCCATTAATAGAAGCAAACGGTGGTACTGCTACAAAATTACAAATATTAAATGATATTTGTACTCAAGCAGGTGTAACAAATAATGTATCTAGTTTTATAGGTGCAAGTGATGAAATAGGTATATATGACAGTACAATAACTGCAACAATGTATGTTGCTTATATAGCATCACAAGCGGGTGCTATTGCAACAATCAATAGAAATGGTGAATTAGACTTTATATACTTAAATAACTTAAGTACAGTAAAAATACCTTTATATATAGTAGAAAAATATGAATTAGGAACACCATATACAATAGAAAGAGTTGTATATGAAGATGGTATAAGAAAATATCAATCAAGTAGTGATGATACATTATCAACATTATATATAGGTAGTGATAACCCATATATAAGCAATCAAGAACAAGTCGATGCAATATATAATATATTAAAAAACTTTACTATAGATAGTTGTACTACAGGTAAAATAATGGGCGACCCTGCTATCGACCCTTATGATATAATAGAAGTATATGGTTATTACGAAGAAGATGAATATGGAAATAACAAATTTGTAGATGATGAAAATATAATTGTATTTAGAACATTGGCGAACTATACAATGACATATACAGGAAAAATAATTAATGTATATGATACACAAATAGGTAAAGAAGCAAGAACTGAAAATGTTTCTTTAAACGGAGAAGCAAGATTTCAAAGATATGCCAAATCTTCTATAGACAATATTAATAAAAATATAGATTTAATAGTAGGTGAACAAACTGCACAAAGTGGAAGAATAACTGATTTACAAATTGATATTAATTCAATTCAATCATTATTTCAAATTACAGGTGGTACTAATTTAATTAAAAATAGTCAATTCTTATTAAACGATGAAACTTGGGAAGAAAGTGAATTTAGCAAAATTAATTTATTATATAATAATAAACAAATTAAATATAATGATAAAACTGTAATATATAGAAGAAATTACACAAACTCATATCATACCGAATTAGGTAAAGGCTATAATGCTAATTT